CAGCTCGTGCTTCACGGTTACTTCCGCGTAAACGGCAAGAAGGCAAACATTCCGTCCATGCTTCTTAAGGTCGGCGATGTTATCACTCTTCGTGAGGAGAGCCGTAAGAGCGCACGTATCAAGGAGCTTATCGAGAACAATTTTGCTTCTGCAACCTCTCCCAAGTGGCTTGAGGTTGATCGCGAGAATGTTCGCGCAACCGTCAAGGAACTGCCTAAGAGAGATGACGTTGACTTCCCGTTCGAGGAACAGCTTATCATCGAGCTTTATTCCAAGTAATAACCTTCCTCGCCGCTCTTGTCCTGGGCTTCTTTACCCACGGTAACAAGGCGTGCTTTTAACTCTTTCTTGCTCATTTTCATTAACTGTTCTCTGTTCATGCTACTTTCCTCTCTTTCTTACTCCATGTGTTGAATTGTTAATGCTGCAATTTTGCTTCTGATTTCTTTTTCTTTGGCTGCTGCCTGGTCCTTGGTATCGTCCGGCGGATTTCCCCCGGCTAATGCTTCCGGCGTGTTCTTGCAATATAATTTCGTGTAGTCCTGGACTGCTGCAACGGCGGTATTTTCTTCTCCCACCGACACGTTAAAGTATTTTGCGGCTTCCTCGCCGCTCAACCATGTTTCCGCTTCCATTAACTCTTTTATCTGCTCGATTGTTACGCCCTCTGCTAAATGTTCCTCGTAGATGCTCCAAATTCCGGCTTCTATGGCTTCCAATGTGTCCGCCATTTTGCGTAATTCGTTAGCGTTGCCCTCGCAATCGCACCACGGCTTATGTATCATCAAATAGGCGTTCTTTGGAATTGTTGGTTTGTCACTATCCACAAACGGAAAAAGTGATGCTATCGAACCGGCCAGGGCATCCACAAAACAATGTTTCTTTCCCTGGTAGCGTTTAAGCATATTGTAAATAGCAATTCCGGCAAATACCGAACCGCCGCCGCTATTGATGTAAATGTTTAAATCTCTGCCGTTTGCTTCTGCAAGGAAATTTTTGATTGCATCCGGGTATTGGTCCTCTTCTTGCCATGCTCCCCACCAATCCGAAACAATATCCCCGTAAAAATAAAGGTCCGCCGTTGTATCTGTGATGTTTTTAATCTCACAAAACGGCTTTACGGTTGCGGTCTTGGCGTTTTTGCACGCAATAAACTGTTTTATCTGTGGCATTTCCATTAACCCCCTTTCATAATCTGCATATAGGCACGGGCGGCCGCTTGCATTGCCCGTTTTTCTCTGTCATTTGCTCCGGTATCATCCGGCGGTTCGTTCTGCTGCCCTACCTGGTACAATGATTGGTCCCCAACCTTGACATAGTTTAGAGATACCAACCTTTGGTCCCCGTCCTCTACCGGGCCGTAATACATAAGTTCTCTGTATTCGTTAATTGTCAACGCTCCACGGTCAAACATTCCGCCGCCTATGTTTTCCCTTGTCTGCAATGTGGCATACTGTAAAAGGTTTGCCACAAAATCAATGCGGTTTCCGTAACCAATTTCACGGGGCGTTAAGAGTTTAAATGTAAACTCATAGGACAATTGCACGCTGATAGGTTCAATTACATTCTCGTAAAATGAAATAAACTCGGTATCGTTTAGCGTGGAAGTCAATATTTTGTCATTCACGCCGTAATAACGATATATGTTATCCCGTAAGAATGTAATTTGGTTTGTCGGTATGCTCGGCGTTCTCTGTGAGATTTCTTTAAACTCCACCGTGTTATCAATTGCGGCAATTCCCCCGGCGTTGTCCTTGTTCATATAGGCATCCTGGAAATTCCGGGCTATTTCTTTCAATTCTTCATCATCTGCGATATTGTTATATTTCAAATACCCGGCTAAAGAATTTGAACGGTTTACAATGTTCTTTATGGTTTCCCCGGATGTTTCTATGAGGTCCAGGCTTCTTTTTAACTCCATATCCGGCGTTGTTCCCAGGAAACGGCGTTTATTATATCTCGCCTTAACATGGATTACATTTTGGTATGGCACGGTGTACGTTTTTCCGTCATAATCCCAACGGAAGCGGAAAAGGATGTTATTTTTATCATCCTCAAAAATCCTATATGATGTTGTGGTAATCGGTTGGATGCTCTCAACCCTGGTAAAATCCTTGTTCCAAAAAATCACGGAAAAGGAATTGGATGTATAAACCAAATCAACGGCAATACGGTATAAAAAATCATAGGTTGACATTTCCGGGCATGGGCGTAAAGATAAAAGCCTTGCAATGTAATCATTTTTAATTACCATGCCTTTTTCATCCTTACGGATTACCTGGGGTTTCAACTTGCCAACATTCTTTCCGATTGCATCCGCAATTGCTCCCACAATGTCATTATCCCGTAATGTTCCCGTTGGCTCATACTCTCCACGGCTCAATAGTAGGGGTCTGTACTTTGCCCGGAATGAATTTAATACATTTGCGATAATTCCCGTTTTCTTCTCCCCCTTTCTTCAAAAATAGGGCCAGTTTTCCCACACCAACATTCTATAATGTTTCGTGTTGAAATTCTGACCCACTTTAATACTGCTGCCGCAATGCATTTTCCCTTGCATCTATGCGGTTTCTTTGCTTATATTCAATAATTTCTTGCCTATCTCATTGTGGTACTTGGAAACCATTGTGAGGGCATCAAACACACTCATAGCCCCGTCTATCCTCATACGCTTTTCAATTTTTACGGGTTTCATTCTGCTATCGTTTAGGTTAATATCCACCGCCACGTTAAGGAAATGTGCCGCCAACATGGAATTGTCCCCAAAATCAAAAAGCCCGTCTTTTAAATTCCCCTCAAACTCATGTAATACGGGTGTGAGGTTCGTTCCCTGGTATACATCATCCGTGTGAAACCCGGCGGTTTTCAAATCTTCCACAAGGTAATTTGCCGAATACCTATCATAGCCGATTTTTAGCGGTTTGATTTTATACACTTTCACAAGTTCGATAAACCAATTGTAAACATCCTTATAGTCCACCTGGTTTTCCCCGGATATGAACAAAAAACCCCGGTCCCTATATATGTTGTACGGCGTGTTGTCCTCGTTAATTGCCACTTCATACCGCTTTTGTGGCATATAAAACCGTGTGAATATATGGTTTATTCCGTCCCGGTTTATTACAATGCTTGCTGCGGTTAAATCCGTGGTTCTTGATAGGTCGATACCGCCCACACAATAGCATCCTTTAAAATCTTCCAGGGATAATGGCTTTTCTTCGTGTACGCATTTCATAACATCCCAATAATCCAACCATGCCACGGCTGAATTTTGTTTGATGTTACAAAACTTTGTCATAAACTCAACCTTTTTCGAGATTGAATTTCTTGCAATCTCTATTTGCTCCAAATAGTATTCCACCGATACGGACACGCCCAAATTTGGGTTGCTCTTCTTTAATTCCTCTATGCTATCCCATTTCTCTATATCGTCTATCATGTAAATAAAAGGCAAAAGCCGTTTTTCTCTGCTATTGCCCTTTAGAAATGCCGTTGCCCTTTTAAATAATTCATCAAAAATTCCGTCATTCACATATCCGGCGGTTGCAATGGATATTATTAACGGCTGCTTTCTCGCTCCCAGGGCGGAAGTCATAACCTCGTATTGCTTCAATCCCTGGTCTCCCGGCCACGCTTCCATTTCGTCATTGACTACCAATTGAGGGTTGAAACCGTCCGATTTCTTAGAGTTGAAAGCAATCTTTTTTACGCTTGTATTGAAAGCCTTTATGTAAATATCACTCCGGCGTTTTTTTGTGATACTGTCTAATTCATCATCTGATTGCACAATCTGATAAAAGGCATCATACACCAAATCCGCCTGGTCTAACTTCGGTGCAAGGAAATAAACCTTTGCCCCATATTCCCCGTCTACGTATGTCATGTATGCGGCTATTGCTGCGGCAAAAAGTGTTTTACCGTTCTTACGGGCAACAATTATAAAAACCTCTCTAAACTGCCTATACCCGGTTGTTTTGTCCATAATGCCAAATATGGCGGACACAATAGCCTTTTGCCACAATTCCAGGTGTAAAAGGTCACTCCGTCCCTCTGAATGGTGGCAAAAATTTTCTATGAATTTTATAGCCTTGTTCGCTTTTTTCTCGTTAAATTCCCACTCGCCATTTAATAGCCCGGTTGTCAAAATTTCAAAACACAACCGCACCCATACACCCACAATTACTTCTTTTTTTTGGATTGCTTCATGGTATTTAAAAATCCAATTATCCATTAACTATTCATCCCGTAACGCCGCCAAACGGTCCACTTTTTCTTTTTCTTTTGGCGGTAAATACTCAATGAGTGAGTGGATAATTGCGGTATATTGGCGTGAATATTTCTCGTAAATTTGGGTTGAGGGGTGGGCTTTTACAAATTTCTGTGATGCATTCACGGTTTCCGTTGTAAGGCCCTCTTTTTTCAATTCTTCTTTCGCCTGGAAACAAGCCACTTTTAAAAACGCCGCTTCCTCAATCAGTGAATTTATAAGGGTTTTCTTGTTTTCATCATCAACCCCAACGAACATTTTTTCTAAAAACTCTATCTCTTTTTTAATCCTCGCATTTGTTAATTTGTTCGGTCTTTTTTTCTTATTTTCTGTTAAATCATTCTTGCTTTCTGCCATAAATATACCCCCCCTCATATGCGTGCGACCTTGCGGAGTTTTTTTGAGGTAACTCCCTCGGTTCTTTTACCCGGTGTCAAATTCTGTACCCCGGGGGTGTGGTCTGATTTATTATTTTCTTTCGGCGGTAATAAATTTCCGTTTGCATCATACTGATAACGCATTGGTGTATGTACTGCCTTGTGTTCTTTGTTGTGGCAATCCTCACAAACATATTCCAGGTTGTCCAGGTTCAATGTGATGTTTGGATTGCTGATATTGCCCGGCGTAATATATTCTTTGTGATGCACAATGTAACCCGGCTTATATATTCCTCTCGCCTTGCACCGCTCACACAATCCGTTGCTCCTGGTTATTACTTGCTGCCTTGCTCTCTTCCATGCGGCGGACTTATAAAAGCCCTTTGCATATTCTTTCACGGTCCCACCGCCCTTTCTGTAAATGGTTTATGGGTTATGTGTATTGCTACCCCATAACCCAATTATAAATTCTTTTGCCTTGCTATTATGTCCCCGTTGTACTGCTGCATCCGGTATTCTTTTTAGTCCTGCTGCCTGGCAACATTCCTAGCCCCTCGGCAACTGCGGTTATAAATTCATTGCGGTAATCGTAGAATTGACGGCGGCCACACATCACATCATAAATACTTTCATACGGCGTACAATGAACCACGCTTTTATATATTTGTTTTTGCATCTGCTCCCGTGCCGCTTCGCTATCTATGTTGTGGCATGAATTATTAAGGGCTTCATTTATCACGCTATAAGCCATACGGTCAAATGCTGATGCGTTCCCGTTAAGCATCCGGCGTTTGCGTTTCTCGTTGCCCTGGATAATCTTTTTTACTGCGGCTTTAATATCATCATCAATTCTTTGCAATACTGCCCCCCCAATCCGCTATTCTTCGTAGGTTGTCTTTTTGTTCTCCGACCGTTCAACCTTAATACTTTCTTTCGCCATTTTAGAAACCTTTGCTTTTACGCCATGCCCCACATCAACGGTAATCCCTTTCATGTGTTTATCCTCGATTGCATCAACGGTTGCAATTAAAAGATTAACCACATCTTCCGCAACGGGCTTTTCTGCACCGCCACCAAATAATTCATTTACTCTTTTCTTTGCCTTGTCCTTTCTCTCTTTTGCTTTTGCGTATGCTTGTGCTTGCTCACATTCGCACTCGCACGTTACCGCTTCGTTAATCTGCCCTTGCTCCCACTCTTCCGGGACCTGTATTATTTTGGTCTGTCCACAAAAGGAACATGAACCCGTTTTATCTGCTTTTGCACTCATGCTTTTATCCTCGCTTTCTTTCCTACTTCGTAGGCTTTCATAGCAACCGTTAATACTGCTGCCGACTGCTCCACGGTTAATTCATTGCCTTTTACCATTCCGCCCAATGTGGCGTTGATAATCTCCAATGTATCTTCCATACTCTCAATCTTTTTATTTCCCGTCTGACCGCATGAAAGATTTATAATTGCTTGCTTTATTTCTCTCTTTTCCGGGTGTTCGCTTAAAATCTCGTTTATTATTCTTTCTTCTCTTCCTGGATTAAAATTCTTACACCCTCTGCACTCTTCCCGGCTAAACATTCGTGACGGTAAATTGATACCGTCACACTTTCCGTTAATCCACGGTGCATTTACACACGCTTTCTTTGGCATCCGTCCCGGTTCTGTGAGATATGCCAATATCTCTTCCCCGGCTTCCTCCGCCCCATAGCACACCGCCGTTTTATAGCCTTGTGCATTAAGCATTGCCATATACTCTTCCTGGGCTTTGGTTGCCTTATTCTTTCCAAACTTCAATTCGATATACAACCCGTGAAAGCCGTTATTTGCAACGGGTAGGCATATATCCGGCACACCGCTTTTAAGTCCGGCCGCCTTTAATATTCCGCCA